GAGAATCCCTGCACGCATCGCAGGAGAGGAACAGTGGCTTGTGACAAAAGCGGCACTTACACCCTACACCGAACCCGACCTTGAGCAGGTCAGGAAAGAGGCGTATGAGAATGGGTATGAAAATGGCTTTGTTGACGGACATTTGAAAGCGGAACAATCAGGACAAAAATTTTACGAAGACGGGTATCAGCGTGGTCTTGCTGATGCATGGGAAGCGGCGACAAAGATTCTCAAGGCGAATTGGAGAGAACGTAATGGGACGTTTGGAGCTGTTACACTCCTTGAAGATATCTTCCTTGATAACACACCAGCCGAAGCCATCGAGAAAATCCGGCAGTATGAGCAGAAGCAGGAAGAAAAGAAGAAAACCGACTATTATGTCGAAATGGTGAAGGATGCCATCGAAACCACTGCGGAAGAATACGGCATGAGTCTCGATGAGGTCGCCGCAGTCCTTGATAAAATGAGGAGCACCACATGAAGACCACCCTTAACCCCGGCGAGTACAAGAGATACGCCGCGCAGCACAAGATGATCAGGAACATGGGCACCGGGCAGTTCGTCACCTGGTGCAACAGCTTCTACACCCAGGCCTTCCGGGACGGGATGGAGCACATCGTGCCTGCAGACTGCGAGGGAGTGGTACTGAGTGAGGACGACCTCTACGAGATCCTTATCTCGGTCCGCGGCATCGGCCCCTCCCGCGCACAGGAGGTCCTGAAAAAGTTAAAGGGGTAACTCGGATTTTGGAAAAGGAGACCACATGAACAGGATCAGCATCTCACAGGATCTCTTCCAGAGATATCTGCAGGATAAGAAGTACACCAGGCAGCAGATCCGCTACTACGCACACTGGCTGGACCAGTACTACCACACAGGCCACAGGGCCTTCGACAGCTTTCTCCTCTGCAAGGGACAAGATCCCAGGATCATCTTCATCTGCAGCCAGCCGGAGGACAACCTCTCCCGCTACGACATCACCGTCCTGTGTTCTACCGACGTCCCCGGAGAGGATCCCAGGTTCCTGCCGGTCCTCTTCTGGGCCAGGTATGATCAGGGAGCACTCGGCGTCTACGTCGAGATCCCGGAGAACCCCGGCTGGCAGTCGCTGGGAGTAGAGTGCTTTGACGACCTCGACGAGGTCACGCAGAGATACTTCCTCGACATGGCGCAGCCTGTCTTGTGCCTCTTCGCCCGCGTCCAGAGCGACGCGCTCAAGTGCCAGAGGAAGATTCTCAAGGTACAGAGAAGAGCACAGGAGGAGCCACGGGAGCCTCAGGAGAGGCAGGAGAAGAAGCCTGTCAAGAAGACGCCTGCGGCAAGGGAGACGCCGCTGGTCCTCTCTCCCGGTATCAGCTTCTCGGTCGCGCGTGAGGACTCGCTCCCGCGCCAGTTCCAGCGGCACTGCGAGGCCTGGAGCGTCCGTGGCCACTACCGGCACTACAAGAGCGGCAGGACCGTCTACATCAGGCCGTACAGGAAGGGAAAGGGCAGGCTCAAGGATACGGACTACAAGAGCATACCGGGGTCTCTGTACGGGACCGTGTGAAAATCTGAAGGGGTAACTCAAATTCCAGAAATGTGAAGGGAAATGTGAAGAGGAGAAGATCATGACAGTAAAGGATGTGTTTCATTCCGTCTGCAATCTCAAGGGCATCAGCCTCTCCCAGGCGGCTGAGAATATAGGCGTCCACCACTCCACACTGTGGAGACAGCTTGACAGAGAGGACGGGATGAATATAAAAATCGGGACATTGGTGCGGTATCTGGCGGAACTGGACTGCGAGATCTACGTGTCGATTTTTGATGATGATGTCGAACTTCTGGTCGATGGTGATGATGAAGAGATCGCCCTCGACGGAGCGAAAAATAAAGAGGGGTGGTGAAAAATTGAAGGGGTAACTCAAAATTTTAAAGGGGTAACTCGAATTTTGAAAAATTTATTGACAAGTAGTCAGCAATCATAGTGTTTTGTTGCTGATTACTATTCAGCAAAGCAATATATCTTTCTCTTAGTACGCGCGTTCTAGGAGAAGATTATACGCATTGCTGACTAGTAGTCAGCAACGCTCTCCGGAGCGGAAAGGAGTGAAAATGAGTGGATATGAGAAACAGGACATGGTAGAATATGGACATAAGGATTCGGCCAGCTATAATCCTGAGACGTGGACGGAGGAGTGGAAGCGCACCAGGAAGAAGGTACCCGGTGATGATCAGGCGGAGGCCGGAAAAACTGAAGGGGTAACTGAAAATCCAGAAATTCGGAATCTTGAATCCGGTGAGGAATCCGGTGAGGAATTTGCGGAGACAGTGCAGGCAGATCCGGAGGTCCCGGTCTCCAGGAAGAGGAGAGCCAAAAAAGTGAAGGGGTAACTCAAAATCTGAGACACCCACGGCAGGCAGGAAGTGGTCTGGAAAAACTAAAGGGGTAACCCGTTTTCGGGGAAATCTTTTACCACCTCCGCCTGCTGCGAGGATGAGGCGAAAATCTGAAGGGGTAACCCGTTTTCCGGAAAATGGTCTTCGGAAAATCTAAAGGGGTAACTCGAAATCTGGGAAATGAAGGAGAATAATATGGCTGGAAAGGTACCGGGGGTCGGAAAAACTGGTGCTGAAAAATCTAAAGGGGTAACTCAAAATCAGGAAAAACGACCGAAGGGAAAACCCAGGGGAAGGAACGGAACAGGCACAGCTTCTGTGAAAAAATACACGAAGGATCTTCCGGAGAGTGACATCGGCAGGATTGTCCGTGAAAGTTTTCAGTACTTTGACAGGAAGCCGCCGAAAGATAATGCTGAGATGGCGGAGAGATTGAACGACTATTTCAGACAGTGTAATGAGGGACAGATACCTACTGTTGAAGATATGGCTCTGGCTCTGGGAGTTACGACAGGTACACTTTGGGACTGGGAACATCGTCGAAATGCGAACCCTGAACGTGCCGAGATGGTCAAAAAAGCCAAACAAATCATGGCTGGAATAGACGCCAAACTGGCCTCGGAAGGCAAAATCCCCCAAGTCGTCTACATTTTCAGATCCAAGAACTTCTACGGCATGAAGGACCAGCAGGATGTGGTGGTGACTCCGAATGTGGATCCGCTCGGAGACCGCAGGTCCGGAGAGGAACTCACACAGAAATATCTGGACAGCGTCAAGGGTGCTGGGATGATAGAACAACAGAACGACGACTTTTTCGCTCCGTCCCAGGTCGAGGTGGTGGATGCAGTGTTAGAAGAGCCTAACCCCGCAGATCCGTGATTTGCCCGGTCTGTATACCGGCATGTATGTATAATTGTATACAATCGACGTCGCCGCGGCCGGTCCTGGTATTGGATCCCCGCGGCCGTTGCGTTCCTGTATGGCTGGAATGGTCCACAAAGTACGGATAGCGTTTAAAGGTGTTTATTTGGCTCTGTATTGCGTTCTAATGCCGTTGTGGTACTTTGTACCATAAATGCGTTAAAATCGATTCTAGGGCCTTGTACGGGCCTTGTACGCGGTCTGTACAGTATCGGACAATATAAGCATGAAAAAAGCACCCGCGGCCGGGTGCTTTTTGTTTACTTATGGAGCCATGCAAACAACTTGTTTTTGGGTTTTATCCAATGATTTATATGTTGCTGCAGCGTTTCCGCGTCGACGTATGGGACAATATATTTTCCGATGTTTTCAGGATCCATGTATATACATTGACCATACCTAGGAAGCGTTTCAAGGCCTGTAAAGCCTAGGATGTTTCTGCTATCTTGTGCGGATCTTGTACGCAATCCGACGCGCGCGTCAAAATTGCACTTTATTTCCGTCGGTATAACTTTTGCAATTGGTGTTTGCGTTGCTAGTATGATATGGACCGCGGCCGCGCGGCCGATTTGTGCTAAACGCTGTATAAGCGGTTTAACGCGTTTATCAGTCAATATCAGATCTGCAAATTCATCAATTATGATATAGACATTGGAACCGGTATATTTTACAGTCCCCGCTTTTTGCATGGCTCTATACCTGTTTTCCGTTATGTCCATTGCCATTTGTAAAGCATGGTACATTTCCGCCGGTTCAGACGCGTATTTGATTGTATGTGGTAAAGCTTTATACTTTACCAGTTCGACGCGTTTCGGATCGATTAAAATCAATTGATTTTTGCCCGGTCCGTCGAAAAGCATGTTATAAATCAATCCATTGATAACTACACTTTTTCCGCTGCCGGTTGCACCCGCAACTAATAAATGTGGCTGTTTTAACATTCTATCAAACAAAGCATATCTAATACCTGTACACATAGTTTTTCACCTTTTTTTTTTTCAAAAATGGACCGGCCGCGGCCGGTCCTGTTTACGTCACACATACGGATAGTAACTATCAGCCGCGGGCCTGGAAACATTGCCATATACGCGCAACATTCTGTTGTGAAACTTTGTTTCTGCAGCCTTTGCCGCGGCCGCTGTTTTGTAGGTCCGCACGTCTACCATACCAGTAACGCAATTGATAAACGTCAATGTTTTTGTGCCGTCGTTATTATGTTTCCATTCTACCGTGCTAATATGTTTCATGATATCACCATTCCTTTTTGTGGCTTGTTTGTGTTCCATACCTGCAGGGATCCTTTTTAGGTCCCCGCAACGCTTGCGGCCTAAATGGCTGTTTTGAGTCGCCGCAACGACTTATTAATGTTCGTCCGCGTATGTGCTTTCACCAGCCATGCACCCGCGTTTTGCCTTTTTGCAGATATCGCAATTGCCGGGACACTTGTAAAGAGTATCGAAAAATTCGGCCGGGTGATTTTTGTTACCGTCTTTCATTTTGCATGTAAAGATTGGGAAATTATAAGGATTTACAAGCGGCATTCCATCCCATTCTGAAAACATAATCACAAAGTTTTCGGGGATTGCATTGCGGCCGTTTTTCTGGCAATACAGATTGACAATTCCATGCATTTTTGTGTATGTCCAAAAATGCCAGTCGGGAAACATTTTTGCAGTTTCTACCATTTTCTCGAAATATGCCATATTCGGTATTTCCCCGCCAACATGCCAGCGGAAATATTTGTGCGCGCGTCGCCGGGAAATGTAGTAGCGGATCCCGGTAAAGTATGCATCCATGTGTTCCATTGCAATGATGGTATTTCGGGCGCGTGCATCAAGTACGTTTTTATACTGAATATTAGCTTTTACATCATAGCAAAATCCGCTACAATGGCTGCAATTCCCGCATGTAATGATTGGAGCCAAACTAACGTTGTGCACGCGGCCTATCTTTTTATTTCCCTTGCTAATGCAAATCTCATGAAATGCCATGCCGGGATGTTTTGCGAAATGCTTGTTATATTTGTGCATCATAGTTTTCATGTTATTGATGTACTTACTAAGTGTCTCTTTTGAATATGCCATGATATACCACCTTTCTAATAAAGTATTTACTTTAATTGACGGTTTAAATATTGCCCGCGGTCCGCGGGCCTTGTTTATAAAGCAATTGCTTTATATTAGTATTATATAAAGTAAAAGCTTTATTGTCAACGGTTTACATGCATGTTTTTAAAGTTTTTTCTTTATATGTTTATATGTCTATAATGTTTTGAGTTTCGGAACATTGCGCGGATCTTGTTTTATACCGGTATCATATCCGCGGCCGTGGATCTGTTTTCGTAGGCCTGTTTTATGTTTTGGGATCCCTATAACATGTATGTTTTTGTGCTTTGTGCTTTGTGCATGTTCTGCAGCTTTTTCGCGGATCTTGTACGGCCGCGGGAACCGGTCCGCGGTCTGCAGCCATTGCGCGCGTGCTATCCCCCAGGGGGGAAACCCTACCGGGGCCTGGCGGCGCGGGGGAAGGGCGAAAATACCGCAAAAATAAAAAAGATTAAAGAAATAGCTTGACAAGCAATTACTTGTATGCTATCTTGTACTCAGGAGGTGCGAAATGAAAGGCAAAGAAGCAGTCAAGGAAATCATGAAGACCAAAGGCGAGACCAACGCGGCGTTTGCTGAGAAGCTGGATATCTCTCAGCAGGCCCTGTGGGACAGGCTCAACAACAAGAAGAACAAGGACCTCTCGCTGATCATCCTGTGCAAGATGGCCAGGCTCCTTGGATACAGGGTGGTGCTCATGCCCACCACGAAGCGCATCAGCGATGACATGTATGTCCTGACGGAGGAGTGACATGATCTACGGATATGCAAGAGTGAGCACAGTCAAACAGAAGAATGACGGCAACTCACTGGAAGACCAGGAGGCGAAGCTGCGGGAGCACGGTGCTGCTGAGATCTATGTAGACGCCTTTACAGGTACCAAGCTGGACAGGCCGAACTTCCAGAAGCTGCTGTCCGTGGTACAGCCGGGTGATACCATCATCGCCACCAAGCTGGACAGGATATCCAGGAGCGCGTCACAGGGAAGTGCCCTGGTGGACGATCTGCTCTCCAGAGGTGTCTCGGTGCATATCCTGAACATGGGAGTGATGGACCAGACTCCGACAGGAAGACTGATCCGCAACATCCTCTTTTCCTTTGCCGAGTTCGAGAGGGACATGATCGTGGAGCGCACGCAGGAAGGGAAAGCGGTGGCACGCCAGAGGGCGGACTACCACGAGGGGAGAAAGCGGAAGGAAGTCGAGGGGTTTGAAAAAATCGCGCAAAAACAAAAAGAGGGTCTCATCACGGTGGCGGAGGCCTGCAGGATACTGGGTATCGGCAGGAGCACCTACTACCTGAGACTGAAGGAGGTATCATAATGATCACAAGAGCATTTGCAGAGAACTACAGGGACAGCTACGAGAAGGGCATGACCGTTGAGGAGTACGTGGAGTTCTTCCACGACTGCCAGAAGATCGCGGTGGAAGAGGATATCGAGCCGGAGTTTGTTGCATTGGATGACGAGGACCTGAGGGAACTTGCCCGGATGGTGATAGAGTTGAACGAAGAAGGGTGATGATCAAGTCATCACGAGTCCGATGGGACTGGAGTATATCTCCGGTCCTTTTTTTGTTTGGAGGAGTTATGGATTACGAAAGACTATGTACAGGAATCATATCTGCCATTGACAGAAATCCTTATGACGCTGCGGCTTACGAGGACTTCCTCTCCCTGTGCCGGGACGCGCAGGAGAACGCTGCCGGTGACCCGCACGGGTGGAACCACCTGCTCCTGAGGCCCAGGATCCTGCGTGCGCTGACTGCGGCGGCGTCCGGAGGGGACTTTGAACTTGCACAGAAGTTCGACAACCTCTTCTTTCGGTCGCTCCTGTTCGGGGCCATGGATTACTTTGATGACTACCTGCAGGCTGTGGAGTACGGCAAGCCCTACGACAAGAAGTTCTACGCACCCAGACGCCACTACCTGAAGCGGTACGTGGATGCCTATCAGGAAGTGCTGGAAGGGAAGCTGGACTTCCTGTCGATCTCCATGCCCAAGCGATGTGGGAAGTCCCAGATGGGTATCAACTTCGTGAATATGCTCTCAGGTAGGGAGCCTGACAGGTCCACGCTGATGGAAGGCACGGGAGATGATCTGGTCAAGTCCTTCTACCTTGGCTGCCTTGAGTACCTGCAGACGCCGAACGAGTACCACTTCTACGACATCTTTCCCGACTCCAAACTGGTACAGACCAATGCAGATACGAAGATCGTGAACCTCCTCCACAGGTCGAGGTTTCCTACCATCATGTGCAGGTCCATCGACGCAAGGCAGGTAGGTCTGTCTGAAGCCACGAATCTGCTCTACCTGGATGACTGCGTGGAAGGCCGCGAGGAAGCGAAGAACCGCCAGAGGCTGGATGACAAGTGGGAGGTGATCTCAGGTGATATCATCGGCCGTGCCATCGAGGGTACGCCTATCGTCATCTGCGGTACGAGGTACTCCCTGTATGACCCAATCGGCCACCTGCAGGAGGAGATGAAGAAACAGGGCAAGAGGATGAAGATCCTGGAGACGCCTGCGCTCGACCTTGTGACGGATGAGTCGAACTTCGAGTATGAGAGGGAAGGCAGGAAGGTGTTCACCACGCAGTACTTCCGGGACCAGAGGGAGATGCTCTCCGCGGAGCAGTGGGAGAGCGAGTTCCAGCAGACGCCCTTCGAGGCCAAGGGCCTGATGTTCCCCAAGGACCGTCTCAACTACTTCTTCGAACTGCCTGTGGACAGGGAGCCTGACGCCATCATCGCCGCGGCGGACACTGCCGAGAGCGGAGAGGACTACTGCTCGATGCCTGTTGGCTACATCTACGGAGATGAGGTCTTCATCCCGGATGTCGTCTTTGACAACTCGCCTGCCGAGGTCACGAAGCCTGAGTGTGCGAACGTGCTGAAGAGGAACCACGTCTCCACGGCGAGGTTTGAGTCCAACAACGCTGGCAGCTACTTTGCCAGGGATGTGGAGCAGATCCTGAAGGACCAGGGATACAGCATGTCCATCCAGACGCGCAGGTCCATCTCCAACAAGGTGACCCGTATCGAATTCGCATCTGACCAGATCATAAAGAGGTTCTGGTTCCTGCATCCGTCGAAGTACAAGCGCAACTCCCAGTATGCGGAGTTCATGAACAATGTCACCACCATGACGCGCTCCGGGAAGGTGCCGCACGACGACGGGCCGGACTCCCTGGCTATGCTGGAAGGCATGGTACGGAACCTGGCAGGCGGAAAAGCGGAAGCATTTGATCGTCCGTTCTGATTTAACACAAGATGTTGTGTCACTCCCTGATGAAATGATAGATTTCCGAACATGCTTTTGGTATACTTTATAAGGATAACCAGACGAAAGGAGGGCGGCGACATGCCATTTACAGGCAGGCACGAAATACTGACAAGCGAGACCGAGATCACCCGCGACAATGTCGTAGGCGTGCTGAACGACGCTCTCATCGTGCATTCGTGGAACAGGGCCGAGATTGACTACCTGTGGAAGTATTACAAGGGCGACCAGCCGGTGCTGAACCGCACCAAGGAGGTACGTCCTGAGATATGCAACAAGGTACTGGAGAACAGGGCCTACGAGATCGTGAACTTCTGGACAGGATACCTTATGGGTGAGCCTGTCCAGTATGTCTGCCGGTCTGGCTCCGAGGAGAAGGCCGACGAGGTGACGCTCCTCAACGACTATGCGGTCGCAGAGGAGAAGCAGTCGAAGGACTCCGAACTTGCCGAGTGGATGTTTGTAGCAGGCATCGGATACAGGATGATCCTCCCTGACCCGATGGCCGACATCACTGACGAGGAGGACTCTCCATTCGAGATCTACACCCTGGACCCGCGCGACACGCTGGTGATCCGGCACAACGGGCTCGGCAAGAAGCCCATGATGGGCGTACGGTTCGTAAAGGACTCCATCGGTGACACGCACTTCTCGTGCTACACCACTACGACCTACTATGAGATCGTGAACGGTGTGATCACCAGGGAGGAGCCTCACGTGCTGGGAGAGATCCCGATCGTGGAGTATCCTGCGAACCTGCCGAGGCTGGGGGCCTTCGAGGTGGTGCTGGCTCTCCTGGATGCCATTAACACGACGGAGTCGAACAGGGTGGACGGCGTAGAGCAGTTCATTCAGGCATTGATGGTTTTCTATAACATCGACCTGACGAGCGAGGACTTCGACGAGATCAAGACCCGCGGCGGCCTGAAGGTCAAGGACATCGACCCCAACATGCGGGCGAGGGTGGAATACCTGGTCAACAACATGAACCAGGGCGAGACGCAGGTGCTCGTGGACCACATGTACGAGACAGTGCTGACGATATGCGCGATGCCGAACCGCAATGGCGGTTCATCCACGTCGGACACCGGCGTGGCAGTCATCTACAGGGATGGCTGGTCTGCTGCAGAGTCGAAGGCGAAGCTGACCGAGAACATGTTCAAGATGTCCGAGCGCAAGTTCCTGCGGCTCCTGCTCCACATCTGCCGTGGCCTGGGAGGCCTGCCGACACTGAAGGTGTCGGACATCAGCATCCAGTTCACGCGCAGGAATTACGAGAACATCCAGTCGAAGGCACAGGTCCTGATCATGATGCTGAAGAATCCGAAGATCCACCCGAAGCTGGCCTTCGAACACTGCGGAATGTTCCCGGATCCTGACCTCGCCTACAAGATCTCGATGGAGTACGCGGAGGAACAGGAGAAGAAGATGCAGGAGATGATGGCACAGCAGGGAGGTGCTGATGAAGGCGATTCTGACACCGGAAATGGTGGAGAAGATCCAGGATCTTCTGAGGCACGGAAGCCGGGTGGAGATCCTGATAGAACAGGGAAAAGTAACGATCGTAGAGATACGGCGTAAAATGAAGATGAAAGGCTGACGATGTGCGTCAGCTGGTCCAATGGGACTATGGATAAGAGAGGTATCTTTGCTCTCTTGTCTGTGGTCCCATTTTTATTTGGGTGAAGAGATGGCAGGACTGCTTCCTTTCGATGAGATAAATGCTCTCATAGGTGAATCTTACTCTGAGTCCGAATCCGAGTACTACGGAGACCGGAGGAAGCAGGCAGAGAAGGTCTCGGAAGACCTTCTTGACATCCTCATCCTGGCTTACAGGCAGGGAGTGTCCGACACAGGAAAAGCCCTGAATGTCGATGTGGAAGATAGCATCGACGAGATGTTTGAGATCATCTACACGAAGTTCGACGGCAAGACCTTCGAGGACCGTGTAGAGGACCACGTCGCCGATGGTGCCGACGGCAGGCTACGGACACTGGCCGAAAGCGAGGCCCACAGGGTCTACGAGGCGGCCGCCTATACAACTGCCACCCATGCCTCTGAAGAGGCAGGGATCGACGTTGGCAAGCGTTGGATGACCATGCAGGACCTGCGCGTCAGGGAGACGCACGAGTACCTGCAGGGAGATGTGGTGCCGCTGGGAGAGGAGTTCTACACCTTTGATGGTGACCACGCCCAGTACCCCGGCGGATTTACAGATCCGAGCAATAACGTAAACTGCCGCTGTTGGCTCCAGTACGTGGATCTTTCAGCGACTGGACAGGGAAGTCCTTAATCGCACCAGGCAGACAAGCCTTTAAAACAGACACTAAGCCGGTCAGGGAAGACCTAAAAACGCAAGGAGGATGATGAGTTATTTAAGTGACTTACTGGGTGAAGCCTACAAGGAAGGCATGACTGAGGAAGAGATCTCCGCGGCACTCGAAGGCGCGAAGGTGGGAGTGCAGAAGCCTGCACCGGCACCGGATACCGACATCGAGAAGCTGAAGAAGAGGCTCTCCGAGGTGAACAGCGAAGCGGCTGGGTACAAGAAACGTCTCAGGGATCTGCAGGGAGCCGAGCAGGCTGCCGCAGAGGAGCAGAAGGAGGTGATGGCAAATCTCCAGAAGGAGAATGCCGATTTGAAACGCTCCATTTCCCTCGCACAGAAGAAAGCAAGCCTCATCGGCCAGGGATTCTCAGCCGAACTTGCCGAGTCCACTGCTACAGCGATGGTGGACGGCGACATGGATACGGTCCTCGCCAACATGGCGGCCCGTACAGAAGCCCTGCGGAAGGAGGTCACAGCCGACAATCTTCGCAACACGCCCCGTCCCCCGGCGGGTGCTTCCAGTACCGGCATCGACTATGCCAAGAAGATCGAGGAAGCAAACGCAACAGGAAACTTTGCGGAAGCAGCTTACTACACGCGCCTGCAGGCACAGGCCGAGCAGGCAAACTGAGGAGGTAAACTATGCCTGATGTTTATGCAACTTCTTTTGGAGTTCTGAATTATTCTGGGATGCTCTTCAACAAGGGCAACACCCGCACACCTTTCTCCGCCATGATCGGCGGCAGAGCCAAGACTACAAACCATGTGGAATTCGTTACCGGGCAGGAGTACACCACCGGCAATACTTTTGCACAGCCTGCGATCTCCGAGACCGCGTCCCTGACCGCACCTCTCGCCACCGTCGTCACGCGTGAGCAGAAGACCAACGTCACCCAGATCTTCCACGAGGCTGTCGGTGTCTCTTATGCGAAGCAGTCCAACATGGGTACCCTGTCCGGCGTGAACGTCGCCAACCAGCAGGCGAACCCCATGTCCGAACTGGACTTCCAGGTCGCTGCCAAGATGCAGCAGATCAACAACAACATCGAGTACACCTTCATCAATGGCGTCTATCAGAAGGCAGCCACTGATGCACAGGCCAACAAGACCCGCGGTATGGTCGCTGCGATCGACACCAACGAGATCCCGCTGGCAGGCAAGCCCCTGACTTTCTGGGATGTCGCCGAAGGCCTCGCAGAGGTCCGCGATGCGAACGCTCCCATCGACGGCATGGTCCTGTGGTGCGATCCTACCACCCTCTTCCAGCTGAACGGCGACGCAGAGGCGAACGGCATGACAATCTACCCTGCGGCAAGAGAGGTCAACGGCATCAAGCTGGACCGCGTGATCACTCCTCTCGGTGAGGTTTATCTGAGACTTGGTGAGCACCTGCCCGCAGGCACCGCTCTCCTGCTCAACTTCGATGTGATCGCTCCTGTCTTCCAGCCTGTCCCCGGCAAGGGCAACTTCTTCCTTGAGGAACTGGCCAAGACCGGCGCGGGTGCCAAGTACCAGCTGTTCGGCCAGATCGGTCTGGACCACGGTCCTGAGTGGTACCACGCCAAGTTCACCGGCATCTCCACCGAATTCGTCAAGCCTCAGGGCCGCAACGTCGTCGTGGTCGGTGGCGAGACTACGGAGACTCCGGATACTCCGTAAGACTGAAAGGAGGCGGGCATCATGACTGATGAGGAAAAACTCACAGCACTCCAGACGCTGTCTGAGGAAGAAGACACAGACATGTTGTCCGTCTTCCTTGAATTCGCGAAAGAGAAGATCCTCGAAAAGGCCTATCCCTTCGGGGACTGGCCTGAGGAATTCCCTTCCAAGTACGACAATCTTCACATCCAGATGGCACATTATCTGTACCTGAGGCAGGGAGCCGAGGGCGAGATCGTCCACCTTGAGAACGGCATAAGCCGACACTGGGAGGACGGCGACATCCCGGCAACCATGCTCAGACAGATCACGCCTGCGGCGGGGGTGCTCTGATGAGGCTGATGAAGATCAACACGAGGGACATCTGGTATGCCCTCTACAAGGGGAGAGGTCCTTACATCCTGGATGAGGACGGTTTCGAGACCGGGGAACAGGAAGTCCTTTTCTCGGATCCCGTGAAGATGCGGTGCAACGTCGCCCCGCCCCGTAAGGGGCTGGCATGGCTTGGGGAATTTGGTCAGCAGGAAAACTACGACCTGGTCATCGTCACCGATGACATGGACTGCCCGATCGATGAGTACTCCAAGCTGTGGATCGACCGCACTCCGGAGGAAGGACCGCACGATTACAAGGTGTGGCGCGTCTCCAAGTACCTGACGCACATCATGTACGCTGTCAGGAAGCTGGGTGTAAGCGATGAGTAAGACCATCACCCTGACGCTCTCCCCGGAGGGCATCGACCGGGCGATCGCGGAGTATAACAGCTGGCGGCAGGAGTTCGAGGCTAAGATCCACGAGTTTCTGCAGGCACTCGCCGAAGAGGGTGTCCAGATTGCCTCCGCGAACTTTTCGACAGCTGTCTACGACGGCACGAACGATGTGACTGTTGAGATGCAGGAGAAAGGCGACAGCACTGTCGCTGTCGTGGCCATTGGCAACGCGACACTCTTTATCGAGTTCGGGTCCGGCATCCTGTATCCGGACAACCATCCGGAAGCAGGAAGCCTGGGGATGATCAGAGGTGAGTACGGGTACGGACTCGGTGGCAATATCTGGGGATGGACTTATCGAGGAGATCCCGGTACGAACGGACAGGTCATCTCGCAGGGTTGGCAGAGAGGAAAGGTACACACCTTCGGTAACCCGGCCAACCTGTGTATGTACCGGACCAAGGAAGAACTGGAGAACAGGTTCACAGCTATCGCAAGGAGGATATTCACATGATCAATCCTGAGAATGAAGTATTCACGATCCTTGCGACAGCCCTGCGTGAACAGTTTCCCGGCATCAGTGTCGCCGACGATCCCGAAGCGGTCCCGGCAAACTTCCCCCACGTCTCGATCGAGATGAGCAACAATACCACGTTTGCCAGGTACATGAACAGCGGCAACTATGAAGTTGCCATCGTCGTGTTCAGCATCAATGTATATTCGAACCTGAAGACCGGACGGAAAAGGGAGTGCAGGCAGATCGCCGACTTCATCGACGGTCTCCTCACTCCAAAAAATTTCCGTCGGCAGGCTGTACTGCCGATCAGGACACATGCAAATCCCGAAATCTATCGTCTTGCCCTGACCTACAGGGTGGCGACTGACGGGAGATTCTTCTACAGGAGGTAGATATGTACACTTCTACATATAAGACTTTTCTTATGAAAGGCAGCGGCACCGGCACGACCACCTATCAGAAGCTGGTGGATATCACAGAGTTCCCTGATCTGGGTGGTGAGCCGGAACTTCTGGACACCACGACCCTCTCCGACAAGATGAGGACCTTCATCCTCGGCATCCAGAACAACGAGGGCATGGAGTTCAACGCCAATTATGACAAGGCTGACTACCAGGCTCTCAAGGCTCTTGACGGCGTCGAGACTCCCTTCGCGGTCTGGTTCGGCGGCACTGAGTCCGGCGGCGTGGTCACGCCTACAGGATCTGAGGGACAGTTCTCCTTCAAGGGTCTGCTCTCTGTCCGTATCACCGGTGGCGCGGTCAATGAGGTCCGCGGCATGGCTATTACCATCGCTCCCACCACCGTGATCACGGAGACCTTCCCCGAAGGCTGACGAAAACAACAACTCAATTTAAAGAATTGGAGGTAAGCAATGGCTAAACAGCTGAGATTCAACTATGACGGCAGAGAGTATGTCCTGGAATACACCAGACGCACAGTCAGGACGATGGAAGAGAATGGCTTCGTCGGGAGCGAGGTCGGCGACAAGCCGATGATGATCCTGCAGCTTTTCTCCGGGGCATTCCTGGCACACCACAGGTTTGAGAAGAACGACCGCATCGAGGAGATTTACGCAGCGATGCCTGACAAGGAGAAGCTGATCGCGAAACTCATCGAGATGTACAACGAGCCTATCGAAGCCCTCATGGCTGATCCGGGTGAAGATTCGGGAAAAATCGAGTGGGCAGCGAACTGGTAACGAGTTCGCCGTCCAGATCTTACGGGGGCGGCGGACGATACCGTCGTCCCCGTTTTCGTTACACAAAAAGGTTCGAGGAGGCCTTCCCCTTCTACCTCAGTATCGGCATGACACCGGAACAGTACTGGGATCAGGACAGCACGCTGGTCATCGCATACAGGCTGGCAAACGAACAGCGAGAAGACAAGCAGAACTACTTCTGCTGGCTCCAGGGTCTGTACTTCTACGATGCACTTGTGAATGTCTCTCCTGTTTACAGGACATTCAAACCGTCCAGGCCAAAGCCGTACATGAAGGAACCGCTTCCTATCAATGAGGAAGAAAAGAAAGCGAGAGAAGAGAGAGAAGCAAAGCGTAAGGCGGAAGAGACCAAGGCGCGGTTCCGTGCGATGGTAGAACGGATCAACAAGCAGTTCCTGGAAAAGGAAAGAGGTGACACAGATGGCGGACATGGAAGCCCTTAGTTTTGACATATCTGTAAAATCCGGTGAGGCCGCCAAACAGCTGGACTCTCTTGCCGCAAGCCTCGAAAAGGTAAAGAAGGCTGTATCCGGTGGACTGAAGCTGGGAAACACATCCACACAGCTTTCAAAGCTGAACGAGGTCCTGAACAACCTTACGAATTACAATGCCGCAAAGCTGGAGAAGCTGACCAAGGCCATCTCTAACCTTGGTAACATGGGCAAGGTGAACATCCCTTCAAGCTTGACAAAGCGCGTCACGGAACTGAGCAGTGCGGCTGCGAGTATATCTCCGCAGAGCATCGCCAACCTGACGAACCTGGGAAACGCTCTTCAGAGTTTTCAGGGACTCCAGAACATCACTATTCCGAAGGTCAGCATTCCGCAGAACGGAGGCGGCTCTTCTGTTACACAGAGTCCCACACAGGCGGCCTCGCAGCCTGCCGTGGATCTTGGCGGATCTCCTCAGACACAGGCAGTCAACAACCAGCTGTCACACATGCAGCAGCTTGCAGGCGGTGCCAGCAATGCCATCAAGGGACTGGCGAAGAGTCTCGCCTCCCTCGGTTCTACCGTCGGAGGGCAGGTCCTTCCCGGACTCCAGGGTGTCGCCTCGAAGATGATCGAACTTCCTATGCTGTTCGGTTCCCGCCTCGCAAGCGGCGTGAAGAACGCTACGGCAAGCCTCGGCGGATTGTTCTCCGGCCTGGTCCGCATTGCCAAATTCAGGCTCTTCCGGAGCGTGATCAAGCTGTTCACAGAAGGTATGAGCCAGGGACTTGAGAATTTGTATTACTGGTCTCAGACCGTTGGCAACGGTTTCGCGTCATCGATGGACAGGATCGCCACGGCATCCCAGTATGTCAGCAACTCTTTTGCGGCGATGGCATCACCCCTGATCAATGCGCTGTCCCCTGCGATCGACTTTATCGCAGATAAGATCGTAGCACTCTTCAACCTCATCAATCAGCTGTTCGCAAGACTCACAGGCAAGAGCACCTACGTGGCCGCCAAGAAGGTTTCCGCTACATGGAAGGGCGCGGCATCGGATGCGGGCAAAGGAGCCTCTGGCGCGGCTAAGAAGGCCGCTGACGAGATCAAGAGATATACGCTCGGCTTCGATGAGTTGAACATCCTCGGACAGAAGGACAAGAAGAATTCCGGCGGCGGAGGCGGCGGAGGAGCCGGTGGCGGAGCAGGCGGCGGAGCAGGCTACGGCGATATGTTCGAAACCCTGCCCATCGACAGCAGTGTCATGGATCTCGCCGAGATGCTGAAGAAGGCTTGGGCGGATGCCGACTTTACAGAGGTTGGCCAACTCGTAGGACAGAAGCTGAAGAAGGCTCTCGATGACATCCCGTGGGGCGATATCCAGAATTCAGCAAGGAGGATTGCCAAGAGCCTTGCTACCTTCCTGAACGGATTCCTCGAAACGGAAGGACTCAGTGAGTCTGTAGGACATACCATCGCGGAAGCCTTCAACACAGCTTTCACCTTCGTGAATACCTTCCTCGAAAACTTCCACTTCGACAGCCTCGGAAAGTTTGTCACATCAGGTCTCCAGAAGGCTTTCAATGACTTCGACTGGGGAAATGTGACACGGTTTGTATCCGGTGTCGATATCGCAATATTCGATTCCATCCGTGGTGCGATCGAGGGCATCAACTGGAGACAGCTGCCGAAAGATTTTGCCCAGGCTACAAAGGAAGCGTTTGAGGGTTTCAGGTTTAAAGATTTCTTCGGATCAGCAGGTAAGCTGATCGGTGCGGCTCTTACGGCAGCTATCGACTTCTCCCAGGGCATCAATGATCTGATAAATGGTTTCTTCAAGGACATCGCCGACTACTTTGGAAGACACATTGAAGAATCCAAGGCCGCAGGCGGCGGAGTCGTCGAGGGAATCCTGGACGGAATCCTGGATGGTGTCAAGGGGATCGGCAACTGGGTCTGGACGAATGTGGTCAAGCCTTTCATTGATGGTTTTAAAGAGAAGTTCGAGATCAACTCTCCTTCCAAGGTCATGAAAGGCATCGGCGAAGATGTCATTGACGGATTCCTGAAAGGCATCAAGGATTTCTTCAAGGATCCTATCGGCTGGGTGAAGAAAAATATCGTAGATCCCATGCTCGAAGGTTTCCGTGATTTCGACCCGGCGGGCGAACTGAAGAAAGCCGCTATGGGCGGCAAGGTGGATATCACGTTCGATGGCAAAACCACTCCTGCTTTCGATAAAGGCGCGGAGGCGTTCAACGGTTTGGCGGATGGCTCAGTGAAAAAGACTCTCGGAGCAGGCGTGACAAGTGCCTTCAACACCAATAAAAAGAAATATGAAGAATTAAAAGACAACAGCGTGACGAAGACCATCGAAGGCTATGAATCTTCTTCTTTCTCCAACACCGAAAAGGCGTATACGAACATTAAAGACAGCACTGCTCTGAAGACCATAAACGGCGTGGAGAAAAAGGCTTTCACCAATGTAAAAACAAATTTCAACAGTGTGGTAAGCAATACTGCTCACAAAAGTATTACCGGTGAAAGCAAAAAATCCTTCGACAATGTCTGGACGTGGTATAGGCAGATTTCCGACAACACTGCAAAGAAGAGCATAACCGGTGTCAGTCAAAAGTCCTTCGATAATGTCTGGACATGGTTCCGGCAGATCAAGGATAACACAGCAGAAAAAACGGCCACCGGTAGCACGACCAAGAAGTTCAGGGACACGAAGAGTTCTTACGAAGGTGTCAGTTCCAAAACGGCAACGGTAACTGTTACAACCAGTGGAACAAGCAAACTGGACAGCCTGCAGGAAAAGATTAAGAACGTCATGAACAGTCTCAAAAAGATGGGGAACGTCAACGTCAACGTCGGCGGAAAAGCGTTCGGCGGCGTTTTCGAGCATGGCGCGTGGTCCAGTATCCCGCAGTACGCATCCGGCGGCACGGTTCACGGCTCGATGTTCCTTGCCGGTGAGAATGGACCTGAACTTGTAGGACATGTCGGCGGCAGGACGGAAGTCCTGAATCGCTCACAACTGGCAGCGACCATGTACGCGTCTGTCCGCAACGCATTGGCAGAGACAGCCAGTGCCGCCGTTGGAGCACTCGCTCACACGATGGCAGACAGCACCAACGCTCTCAGCACGGCCATCCTTTATACAGGGGCACGGTCCGATCAGGAACTGGCTTCACTTCTCGGCAACATGCCGATGCAGGAGCCTTCCGCTCCCAAGGACGATTCCTACGAAGCGATCCGTACTGCGATGATCGCGTCTGCGGAGAGACAGAACCAGCTGTTGCGTGAACAGAACGATCTCCTGCAGCAGATTCTGGATAAGGACTCGACCGTAGAGATCACAGCAAACAGCTTTGCCAAAGCGGCAAGCAGGAAAAACCGAAGGGATGGCAGGACGATCATCCCTGTAAGTACCTAACAGGAGGGACACATGACAGATACTAATCCGATCAGAAGCATAGACGGACACGCTGTCCAGTGTCCCTCTAAATATGTCTACCAGCTTTACGACGTCTCAGATCCTGATGCAGGAAGGACCGAGGATGTGGTGATGCACAAGAACCGCATAGGACAGTGCGTAAAGTTGGAGTTGGAATGGGCGAACGTCTCCACAGCACAGCTGTCCGCCATCCTGAAGAGGTTCAATCCGGAGTATATCACTGTGAATTATCTGGACGGACTCAACGGCGGATACCGTACCTGCAAATTCTACGTCGGGGACCGCTCGGCACCGATGTACAATGCGGCGATGGATTTGTGGGAGAACGTAGCTTTCAACATCATCGAGGTAGGTGGTGACAGATGATCAATACGACACAGGCTGTCCAGAAGCTGTTCATGGATGGCAACAGACAGGTCATGCGGGCCACCTTGTCCTCGACGGCGGGTAGGGCGAGCACCATACACGATGACGGCACGATCAACACACTCGACGGACTTGTGACTGACTCTGCTGTGGTGAGTGACGAATTCTACTTCCCTGTCTGGGGAGAAGTGATCACTACTGAAATATATAGTGATATTGAGATCACGCAGGCCGATATCGTGGAAGGCGGTCTCACGATCGACAGCTATTCGATGTCCGGGTCAAGGATCGAGATCGGTGCCGCCATCGCGTCAGAGTTGAACATCAGCCTGAGGAACAGCGACGGTAGATTTGACAACACAAATTTTGACGGCATCGAGATCCACGTGGAACTGGGCGTGAAGGACTGGAGCACGGACGATCCGATAAACTGGATAGAGATGGGTTACTTCCTGACAGACAAGAGTCCGAGCAGGAGATCAGTGATCAAGCTGACAGCACTCGACAGGATGACGAGGTTCGACGAACGGGTAGACTGGAGCCTGTATGCATTCCCGATGTCACTGCAGGCAATGGTGGAGCGGACGTGCAACATATGCCGGATGCCTCTTGCTACAGACCTGACTGCGCTTCCGAACCATCTGTATCTTATCACGATGCCGTATACGGAAACCGCCATATCTTACAGAAATCTCATCCAGTGGGCGGCTTTCCTCACAGGCACGTGTGCCCAGATAAACCAGAGCGGAGAACTGGTATTCAGATGGTACACACCCTCTGGATTCACATTGAAGGCGGCGAACAGATACTCTCACGAGATCGACGACAAGGATATCACCATCACCGGCATCCGGTACGCCACTACAGACGAGACCTTTGTCGTAGGTGACAGCAACTATCCCCTGGATTACTCCGGATGCGGGATTCTGCAGGACTTCCACGACGTGATTCTTTCCGCTATCTGGGACAGCCTCCGCGGCTTTTCCTACAGACCGTTTGAAGCCACCATACAGAGTGCTCCCTTCCTGCAGCCCCTGGATATCGTCTCCTATGAGGACAGTAAGGGAACATATAACTGCATCGTCTCCCATGTCACATACACCATGAACAGGGGAACACCGATATCCGGAAGCGGACAGACTGCCGTAGATGCCAGTTACTCGGAACTGAGCGGACTGACAAGGGAACAGGCAAAGGCTGTAGACGATGCCTCGAAAACAGCGACAAATTACCTGTCCCGTGACGCAAGCGGCATCATGATCGCCGACATGTCGAGCGGTTCGACGTATACTCCGTCAGAGGCCCCGGCAGGGGTGAAGAACACCTTCATCGATGCTGATTCCTTCGATGTTCGTGACGGTACGACCACTCTTGCAAGCTTTGGTGAAGTTTCGAAGATCGGTGCTGCGGGCAAAGGCACTCTGGAATTTTCCAATTCCGGGATGTCAATACTGGCCCCGAACGGTGTCCTAATAACACGAATCGGGACACTGAACACGAATGAAGGAGCACTCGCACAGGTAAATTATTACCAAAACGCGGTCCCCATACAGGCTGTTACCGTCAATAACACGATCGTACGAATAAAAGAGATAGTAAAACAAAGCGATACATCGGTAGCAATAGATGTGCCGTATACAGTATCTGGAAACACGATCACCTTTGAAAGCGCGATTACGGAATTATTCATCATTCGCTTTTTCACATCCGATCTCCTGACAAGCTTTACAATCGGTACTACTGAATCAGGATACGGGCGAGGCATAGACTCGGTCACTATAGGAAGAGTGAATGCCGCAACGATGGACTACTCTACAGCCGTAGGACATCATCTGCATGCGCTTGCCGGTAACCAGTTTGTATTCGGCAGATATAACGAAGATGACGCCAGTGGAAAATATATCTTTATTTTTGGTAACGGGACAAGCAGTAGTGAGCGAAAGAACGCGATGTGCATCAAGAAATCAGATAATACTTTGCTGATGGCACTTGATACAAACGCGGCAGCAGACACGGATGACGGGGAACTGACAGCAGTGCTCGGCGACCTCGGTATCTTGAGCAACGTGATCGAATAGGAGGAGACATGATACGAGGATTTACGAGAGACGGCGGGGAGACCGTAGAGAAATATGATTATAACTACCTTGAAAATCTCCCTACTGTAGACATAGGGCTTTTATCGCTGGACACGAGTGTTGAGAGCGGTGTTGATTTTGATCTTACACAGGCATTGACGAACCTCGGTATCCTGAATGCGGTGATTCAAAATTGAGGAGAAGGGTGGTGGTAATGTGCTCAACATTAAAAAAGTATTAACCGAGTATGGAAAAAAGATCCAGCTGTTGCGTCGGAACAACAACAGTATCGGCATGAAGGTGATCACCATAAGCAATGTCACGATTCCGGACGGTTCGGTGAGTTCGCCATCTGTGACACAGATTAACCTGGCCGATTATGGAGTGACCTCATCCATATGGGGATGTGAGGTATTCCTGGGATCATTCCAGATACCATACATCTCCGGTACGGGAGTCGTAACAACATGGATATCGACGATCAGCGGTCAAATCCTCACGATAACAAATACAACGACCGGCTGGGGAACGAAACCTCTTTATGTCCTCGTTTTTTATGCAGGTGATACCGTATAAGGAGACAGCGAATGAAATATTTGGTCATCGAAATCCAGACTAATGCTGATGGTACTGTCGGCAATCTGGTTTATGTTTATGACGACCGCAACGAAGCGGAGTCCAAGTACCATGCTGTCCTCAGTACGGCGGCAATCTCAGCACTGCCGATGCACACATGCGACCTGATCCAGGCTGACGGCGTCCTGCTTGCAAGGCAGTGTTACAAACACGACGAGATGGAGGAGGGCTGATTATGCTCCACATCATTGATGTAAGTTTTGACAACTACACGCAGATGATCACGAGGCCCAGGTATCAGTACGACTACGGACAGGCCCTGTCCATCACAGGCATCGACCTGCCGGATGTGTTTGAGGCACACTTTGCCACCGTGGACGGCACGCAGACCGTCACTATGCTTGGACATGACGGCGTGGTTGAAATCCCTGACGAACTCTTTCAGGTGGCGAAGTCCATCGTCTGCTACATCTACCTGCATGACGAGGCCACGGACGGCAGGACGGTCTATACCATCAAAATCCCTGTCAAGGAGCGCCCGGAGCCTTCCGACGTGGAGCCGACCCCGGTACAGCAGGATATCATCACGCAGGCGATTGCGGTCCTCAATGATGCGGTCACGCAGACAGGGCAGGACGTGGAAAGTGCTGATGCATCGGCACAGGCGGCACAGGACGCACAGACAGCGGCTGAGAGTGCGCGGGATGCGGCACAGGCATCAGAGACAGCGGCAAGTCAGTCGGAGACCAATGCGGCGGCATCGGCATCCTCTGCGAGCCAGTCGGCGGAAAGCGCACAGGCGTCTGAATCATCCGCACGCACATCCGCTACGAATGCCGCACGGGACGCTGACAGAGCAGAGCAGGCGGCAGGACAGAGCGGATATATGTTTTTTCATATCGACAGTAACGGTGATTTGATCTACGAGCGGACAAGCAATGTTGACGTTGATTTCCGGCTCGTGGATGGTGATTTGATTTTGGAGGCAGTGTAATCTATGGAGAAAAACTTAGGACACGCCACAGCCTATGGATACGCAAAATCCAAAGGATACAGTGGCACAGAAGATGAATTTGCACAGCTGATGGCCGACTATGCATCGGTCGGTCAGTCAGCGGCACAGAGCGCAGAGCAGGCGGCGGCATCGGCTACGAGCGCATCCGGTTCGGCGGCTACGGCGACACAGGCCGCACAGACGGCAACCAGCAAAGCATCTGAGGCTGTGACAGCGGCAGACACGGCAACTACAAAAGCATCGGAAGCAAGCACAAGTGCGGACACGGCATCTGCGGCGGCGACATCCGCAGGCACGAGCGCACAGACGGCGACTACTGCGGCGGCTACAGCGACCACCAAAGCGTCCGAAGCGGCGGTGTCAGCGAACACGGCGGCCACGGCAAAGACCGATGCGGAATCCGCTCGTGATGCGGCGGCACAGTCAGCAAGTGAGGCCGCTGAGAGTGCAAGGACGCTGACCATTGACGCTACCCTGACGCAGAGCGGACAGGCGGCAGATGCTAAAGCTACAGGTGACGCAATTACTGAATTAAAGAATGATTTAGCACCCATTCAATCCGATCTCCATGATTTAAACGGGTACATAGAATCTCGCCGGTGGGTAAGAGGACAAAGATATATTAACGACGGTACAGAAAAAATAGTTGCCTCCGCTAATATATGGGCGATGATGGCAGATAATACATATGTCACATTAAAAGCAGGTGATGTGGTCAGCACTCCAGACACTGCAATGTGGCAGTTTCTTGGTGGTTACTCGATTGACAACAAACAGACATGGACAGTAATCCCAGGAAGGCAATCGGCATATATAGTGCCTGCTGATGGTTTGTACTTCTTCAGCATCAGAAGGTTACCGAATGGAACAAACATGTCAGATTCCGAATTGTCAGCATTAAATGACACTTTACTGTTTACGGTTCAGAACAAAATTAAAACCATTGATGAGCGAATTGATCCGTTATCTGGCGCCGTAACTGACATTAAAAGCACATTAAACAATATCGTTGGAATTAGTGTTAAACCATCAGATTGGGAACTTGGATTCAGATATGTCAATAATGGTGCAGATTCCTATTATGTGGGTGGGAATGAACGTATCTCAACAAAAAGAGGAACGCTGATAAGCCTTAAAAAAGGAGATTGTGTTACAAATTTGAACCCCACTAAGTATGTGCTGGGAGGTGGATACACAACAGACGGTACAACCTTTATAAGTATTGCCAACACCACAAACCCATATTATGTCGCTCCAGTTGACGGAGATTACTTTTTCAGAATTGATGATTATACAGTTGATAGCGGCGTTCCGTTCACAGAAGACGAAATACCAAGTGTTGTAAATAATTTCCTTTTTTCAGCGCAGGGTGGAAACGCTTCTATATCTACACTCAACGATAACTTTAATACGCTTGTAACACAGGCTAAACGTGGATTAAACATATCAGCTAATGGCTATTTGAGTGTTCCTAAGCCTTTGGCAATACTGCATTTTTCAGACATTCATGGGGATGTGCTTGAATTGGCCCGGATTGTGGATTTTGCAAAAGAAAAGAATGTCTATGTTGACGATTGCATCTGTACAGGGGACTTGGTGGAACAAAGATGGTCTGATGGCATGACATGGTGGGACGAGGTGAGCGGTGCAGAAAACATCATGATTGCTTTAGGAAATCATGATGTAATGACGGCGTCAACTGGATATGATGATACACAAAGAGCAACACAGCCAGAGCAGTATGCCAGATATATTGAACCGTACTATTCTAATTGGGGCATCGTCTCAGATGTATCCAGCGGTCTGACATATTACTATAAGGATTATACGGATAGCAAAATCAGACTGATTGTACTAAATGATATGCTTGAAGAGGCAGCCATGATAGCACAAGTATCGTGGCTTAACTCAGTATTAAGTGATGCAATCACAAATAATTTGAGCGTAGTAATTGCTCATCATGCTCAAATCCCTTCGTCTACTAAGGTTGACTGCAATTTTTCAAATGTGGACCGGTTTGGTGATAACAATTATGCAGAAACAAACTTCTCTGATGCAGTAGATACATTTAAACAGAATGGTGGATTATTCTTATGCTATTTATGTGGGCACCTGCATTGGGACCAGATTTCTGTATACGAAGGCACAAACGGCAAGCAGTTAAGTATTGCCATTGATGCGGCTAATATTATCCAAAGTAATGTGTATTCTGACAGTCAGAGAGTGGCTGGTACGAAATCACAAGATGCTGTTAATGTAGTTGTATTTGATATATCATCAGATATTATTAAGGTTATCCGTGTTGGTGTTAATGAGGACCATTATTTGAGAAAGAAAAACTGCATCAGCATCAGATCGGACGGAACTATTGTTCAGCAGTCATAAATAAAACTATGACAGAAACGGATAATGCCAGTTGTGAATGGCAAATTTGTGGAGGCGGAAGCATGAGCCTGCGGTACTGTTTCGAGGAAGACCATGTAAAATCCACCCTTGCCCGTTCCAAGCCTTCCGACCTTGCCGTGATCGACTCGGACGGCATCAGCAAGGCCACCATCCAGCAGGCGGTCAGCAGGGGCGTCATGGTCTACGACTATATCAATGCAGGGGCGCTTGAAAAAGGGCGCTCCTACTACGACAAGTACAAGTATTTACGGCTTGCCAGATACGAGGGATGGAGTGGGGAATACTGGATTGATCCGACTGCTCCGGAGTGGATACAGCACTGCATCGACCTTGCCGCCATCGCAAAGGACAAGGGCGCAATCGGGATCTATCTCGACAACTCTGACATCTATTACATGGTCAGACACATCAAAAAATCCTATGACCGTGACCTGCCAGACCAGACAGCAGTATACCGTGCTCTGCGGTCGATCGTGTGCGGAATCAATGACCTCGGCCTGATCGTCATGCCGAACGGCGGCGATAGCTTTGTGCGGCGGTTTTACACAGAGCACCCGACCATCATCAAGACCATCAATCAGGAAGGCGCACTCTTTGAGGATTTCAAGAGACAGCCTAAATCAGAGCGCCAGTACCGGACGGAGTACATGGACTGGGCACGGAAAAAAGGCATGTATGTCAGGGGCATCGAGTACTGCAAAAAGACACGGCACATCGCAGCGTGCAAAGCCTACTATCTGGCACACGGTTGGAAGGGGCTTTATATCAGCAAGCACACAGATTTGAGAGGCGACTAAATGGGAAAAACATTTTATGACGTACTTGCGGCAACGGCAAAGTATGACGGCAATGCCAATGCACATTCCGCTGTGATCGGGACTATCCGCAAGCACGGACACAGCATCAAATTAACAGATGCATGGTGTTCGGAAACCGTCATGGCGTACTTTTTTGATGCAGGATGCATTAGTATCATCGGCGGCTACTCCAACAATGCTCCGTCCATCAAAGCGAAGGCAAAGAAGTTGGGAATCTGGCACGATGGATCTTCCGGTATCCGTCCAGGGGATATAGTGATTTATGGTTCTACGCCTAATCACACGGAATTTGCTATCGGTGATGACCTCAACATTTCCGGCAATTACCGTGGTGGTTGTTCAAGACGCAAGCGGTCAGGCAGGACTATTAACGGATATGTCAGGCCGAAATATGAGGTCATGCCGGTGATGGATAACTTGCAGTACACTCTCTGCGCATGTGATGTAATGCTCGGCGTGTACGGCACCGGAACGACCAGAGAGAGACTGCTTACGGTGTTCGGCACGAGGAATGCGGAACTGATCCAGAACGAAGTCACAAGGGTGTGGGAGAAT